GGTTTATCTCCACTTTCTACAAAAATAAGTCTATCACTGAACTCTGTTTTAACCCTGTCTGCTATATACCCCGAATATAGTTTTCCTTCGTACCATATATCTACCAAGTCATTAACATACAAAGGCAAAAGCTCATTTTGGTTGAAAATTAATCTTGTGACGATTGTAGAGGGCGAAACTTCTGCTTTAATGGTTGAGATATCTGGAGGGTTTCCGTGTTCATCTCTATCATAAAATAATGTTTTTGCTGTCCTTACTTCTGGCAAGTCTGTTCCGTCTCCGCCATAAGTACTATAGTCAATGACATCTCCATTATTTTTTGCTGTGTACATTTTAGGAGGGTCTGTATAGTCGTCTGTTTCCTTATTTTTAACGAATACAACAGCGAAATTATAAGCCGAACGTTCTGTTATTATTTCCGTGTCCATTGTCACGTTTTGCTTAATATCTACCCTTGTCGTGATTCTATTTCTATTCCAGCTTCTTGAAGCAAAGTTAATGAATAACAAGTTTCTAGGGTCTGCTTCAGATGGAGCATGTTGAATTGTCGTAGTTGGTTGAAATTGAACCTTTGAAAATATCCTTTTTGCTACGTCATGAGCCGATGAAGTTTCCGCTTTTCGGTTGATTGTAGCCTTTCCTTCAAAGATAGTTGAATTAAAGAAATAACCATAGCTCATTAAATTATTTTTACGAGGGTCAATTAAATAATCAATGATAGCAAAGTTTGTCGTTTTAGTTATTGCGTTCGGAACGTCAAGGCTTTCAATCATTGCCCAAAAATAGTTCTTTAATGTAGCTTTATTACTTTCATCTACATCTGTCACAAGGTAAACCATATCTAAGTTTAATTTTTTCTTTTGACCTAGAGCCTCCTCGATTGGAACAACTTCAGGAAAAAGAATTTGAACAATATCTCCAACTTCTACCGAAACGGTCAACGTAGCCGATGAAGTATAAAGATAACCCGTTTCCCACAATTCATAGTTAATAACTTGACATCTTGCTTTTGGTATCGGCAACCCTCTTTTTTCTTTTTTGCCATTAGGAAGATTAAAATCAGATATATTATAATAGTTAGGGTTAAAGTTATCATAAACGTTAGCTTCTAACATTAAATGAAGTCCGCCTTTCTCTTGATTTTAAATTCTGCCTTACTTAAATTGATTAGCTCCATTTGACCTTTTTTAATTATACGAGTTCTATATCGCTCAAAGTCCATTACAGGGAATAAGTTTATAGCAGTTGTTCCCTTCCAACCTTGATAAGTTTCGTCATTTACATCTGTATTTATTAAAATGTAGTCTTGTAATTCTTCCGTCTTAAATGCAATTGCAGTATATTCATTTCCAATATCGTCTAAAAATCTAACTCCAGTTGGTGTCTTAGGAAGTTGAGGATATAATATCCCCATAAAACTAAATATTTCATCTTTAATGTCCCACCGGCTTAAACGTTCTATATTTGTTTCTCCATAATAAGTGTAAGAAACTCCTTCGATATACTTATAGTCTCCTGGTGCTGTTCCACCATAAATTTTAGACTTTCCAGCAATAACTTTACCATTTTGAATCATTCCAAAAGTTAAATTTTCGTAAGTATACCACTTTGTGATTATATCAAAAGTTATCTTTTCGCTGAAAGTTCCGTTCTTACCGTAACCCTCTGTCTTTGTGACATCTGCTAAAGCTAAATCAGCATATACCTGAAAAATCTCTGTTTGATATTCAAGTGTAACGAATTTTTTGCTAAGAATATCATTCACGAAGTCTTTCATTAACCGATAGTTTTCTTCTAAACTTTCGCCAAACGTTTCTAACTTGAACTCTATTTGTGGCTGGGTAATTGAACGAGCCCCCATTACTCCGATACCGTTACTTTGCCAAATATTATTAGTTGATTTTAACCCTAAATTAGAGGGCTGGTAAAATCTAACTTTTCCATTTGTAACATCCCAAACTTTGTCGTCTATTCCGTCTAAGTTGGTATGTATTTTGTACTGTCTTACCATTAAGCCCTCCCTAGGTCAAATTCTCGTCTGATTGCTCGTGCTAAGTTAGAAACATCTTGTCCAGCACCACCTTGCACATGAAACGTGTTATATGTTCTGTTATCGCTTGATACGCTGTTCGTACTTAAACCGTAACCGCTAGAAGATAAGTTAAATTCTGGCAAACCTACTACCATAGAACCTTTAAACATTCCGCCAAGTTTCCCAGCGATACCGTTAATAGCTCCTGATATTTTTTCAATCGTACCTGTGACACCACCTAGAACGCTATCTATCGTGTTTTTGATTCCTCCGAATATCCCACTAAAGAAACCGCCAAGCCCACTGAATGCTCCTGTTATTGCATTATAAGCATTTGAAGCGAAACCGCCAAATGCGCTGAACACTCCACTAACTGCGTTTTTAGCACCATTGAACACTCCACTAAAGAAACCACCGACTCCGTTGAATACACCTGAAATTGCTCCCCAAGCACTTGAAGCAAAGCCACCAAAAGCACTGAATACTCCACTAACAATACTACGGACAGAGTTGAATATGCCACTAAAGAAACCTGAAACAGCACTCCATATTGACTGAACAACTCCCCAAGCGCTAGAAGCAAAACTTCCGATTGCGCTAAATACTGATGACACGACACCTTTCACGGCGTTGAATATTCCACCAAAGAAACCAGCTACTGCACTCCATACTCCGACTAATACATTCCAAGCTGAACCAGCAAAGCCACCTATGGCACTAAATACCGTTGAAACTACTGAACTAACAGCGTTAAATATTCCACTAAAGAAGCCAGTTACTCCGCCCCATACAGATTGAATGCCACCAATAATAGTTGTCCATAAATTGCCAAAGAATGTTGTTATTCCATTCCAGATATTTTGGATACCTTGTACAATACCGATGAACCAATCAACTAAACCTTGCCAAATAGCTTTTGCTCCGTCAACTGCTCCATTCCATATATCAGCAAACCATTGACCAATACCGCTAAAGAACGAAACTATTCCGTCCCATGCACTCTTCAAGAAGTCTACAAAACTAGCCCATGCTTTTTTACCTGTTTCTGTTTGAGTAAAGAAATAAACTAGACCAGCAACGACAGCGGCGATTGCTATTCCAAGAAGTACAAATGGGTTGACAGCCATTATAGCATTGAAAGCCCCTTGTATAATTGTAGCAGCTTCAACAATCTTATTGTATGTCTCATAAGCCTTAATGATTCCGTTGATAACTTTCATAGCAACGAAAGCACCAGCTAAAGCAACTAAAGCTACTTTTATAGCATCCATTGCGCTTTTACTTTCACTAATTTTTCCAACAAAGTCAGCAATTTTTTTCGTGATATCAGCGAACTTATTAGCAAGTGAAGATATTGTGTTTGCTACATTTTCAACAGAAGTCGAATTTTTTGAAGTAGATTCATCAACTCCAGCAAAAGATTTTATAAGGTTACCAATAATTACAATTACCGAACCGAATGCACTTTTTAGATTATCCCATATAGCAGAAAAATGAGTTATCGCACCATTTTGTTGTAACTGTTTGAACAAGTCTTGGAAATACTTAACTACATTTTCTATAGCTTTACCAGCACCTTTGCCCCAATCGTCCATTTTATCAATTAAAGCATTGATAACAGGCGTTAAAGCTTCAAGTGTAGGAAGTAAGGATTGCGATAAATCTTCATTAAAACCAGACCAAGTGTCCCTTATTGTTTTTGTAGCACTGCTTGAACCGTTTGCTGCTTTTTGCATAGCTTTATCGAGCATCTCCATTGAGACAGCACCAGCTGAAACAGCTTCATTGAATGAACCAAACTGTTTCAATTGTGGGTTCATTTGCATAACAGTATCTTTTAAAGAAGCACCAAGAGCCGTATTGTTATCTGTCAACTGATTAATATTTTCAGCTGTGACTTTACCACTTGCCGACATCTGACCATAAGCCTGTGCGACACCTTTTAAGTTTTCTCCAGTACCACCAAATGCTTGGTTAGCTTTTACTAATGCTTCTGTTTTACCAACTGCTGATTTTGCACTATCTCCTAAACCAATGAACGTTGTTGAAAGTTTTAGAGTATCTTCACTATTTGCGTTTGTATCTCTAGCGAGCTTCTGCATAGATTTACTTACATAATCAAAGTCTTGCCCATTGCCTTTAAACTTCATTGTATTTTTCAAGGCAATCATGGCTGTCTGGGTGTCCATTGCGTCAGATACCCAGCCTTTTAAGCCATTGCTAACAGCACTAACAGCACTTGCACCAATCTGTCTAAATACACCTACAGCAATCTCTCTGAGACCGCTAAAGCGTGACTTCATGCCATCAATTCCGCTATTAACGCCTTTAGTATACATTTTAGCGTCAATGTTCCAAGAGCCTGATTTAATAGCACCCTCGACTTGCTTTATTTCGCCCTCTAGCCTGTTAGCTTGTGTTTCTGCTGTGCCTAAAGCTCTAGTAAGTTGTAGCCATTTCTTTTGACCTGCTGACGTACCTTTGTCAACCGCAGAAAGTTCTTCTTTTAATTTTGCTGCTTTGTCACGTGATAAGCCCAACTGCGTTTGTAAGTTCTTCTGCAATTGTGCCATTTTACTGGTATTTGTTGGGTCAAGTTTTAGAGCTTCACGTAAGTTTTTAGCTTCTCCTCTAAGCCCTGACATTGCGGTATTAACGCCTTTAAGTGAGTTCTCGAACTTTGTGGTATTACCGTATATCTCGATCTCAAATGTTGCATTACTTGCCATTACATACCCTTTCTTTTACGCCTTTTCTCTTTTTCTTTTTCCTCTTTCTTCTTCTCTGCAATAAGTTCAATTAATTTATAAACAAGTTCTAGTTCCATTTCCATGAACTGTGTTATATCAATTTCATTATTGCCTAAAACAGTCAAAAGTTCCAAAGTTTTATTTTCCTTTACAGTATCTTTCTTTTTCTTAATCAATGAACTAGAAGAAAAGAAGACCATATCGTCTTCCGTTTCCTCTTTTTCTTTAATAAAAACAGTTTTACAGAAGATGTTAATTAACTCGTTAGTCGTAGGAAGCTCTGTTTTATCGTCTAAGGCGTTTTGCACTCCTCCGTTACAATCTACCCAAAGTATCAACAACTTGTCCGTAAAGCTCTCCATTTGCTCTGTAAAGTCATCAGGAATATATCCAGCGACAAAAGAATTTTGTAGGTCTGCAAAGTCTTTCAAATCTGTAATAAAGTCTGAACCAGTTAGTTCTAAGTATCTAATTGCATGCTTTAAAATCATTTACAGTCCTTTCAGCTCATTAAATTTCTTTCTGCCATAGTTCTACAAGTTCTTTAAGCCCTTTACCGTCAGTGTCGAACTCAAAGCTAGAACGGAAGTCAGAGAAGTCGCTTTTAGCTTTTACAATGTTATCTTGAAAAAGAGCTAAATATAAACCATATTGAACAAATTCCATTACATCAGTAATTTCTCCGTCTTCTTTTTTAAGTTCTGTATCCATTGCTTTTTGTTGTTGAAAAAGGTCTTTTCCTGTAATCATTTTAAATTTACGTGCTGTACTCAATTGTTTTGCCATTTTATATATTTTCCTTTACTTATTCTATTTTTTTCCAATTATATTTTTCTGGGTCTGTGCTTTGTTCGTTGGAGTTATTATCAGTATATGTTCCAATATAACTTGGATAATCTTCAGCTGTTAGTTCACTAGCTGATGGCATCCAAGGAGTAGCAATTGAACCTTCTTCCCACTTATGACCAGCATTCCATAAAATTGAATCTGAACCTGAACCAGTTATTTCATATTTGACATGAACAGTATCATTGGCTTTCAAATTTACAGTTACGGAATCTCTCGACCAATCAAAGTCATTTCCCATTAACTTATTAGGCGCGACATTACTATCATTTACATAAACATATCTGTATACGTCCGCTGCGCTTCCTGAACTTTTAACATAAGACGAAAATGTGTATTCACCGTCTTTTGGAACTGTAAGTGGTTTATAAATACCGTTCCATTGAGCGGTTCTTTTCTTAACAGTTAAGCCTTTATATGTTCCGTCAGTTACCCAACTATCTGCATTAACCCAATTTCCACTAAAATCTTTAGTACCATCTAGCAAGTTCAAATTAGGGTAAACTGTCATAAATCTATCTTTTCCGTCTGCACTATATGCAAAGGCTACGTGGTGAGCCCCGTCGGGCACGCTAGGGTTTATCTGTTACAGCAACGCCTGCGGTAACATCTTGATATCCGTCAGCGGAGAACGTTACGAGATGGGCACCGGGCGCAAGTTCATTGTTTGTTTCTACTTTTCCTTGTGCGTCTTTAATTACTGCTGTTACTTTTACATCGTGACCTTTAGAGTCTTTCAAAGTGCTTGGTACTACGATTGTTCCGTCATTATGCCCTTTAGTTTTCGTTTGAACGTTCGCAAGAGTTGGAGCTACTAATGTAACTTCGCCAGCAAGTTCCGTGTCAGGTTGCATGATGAACAGTCCACTTTCCATTTTGTTTGCGAAGTCTTTTGCTTGGTCTCCCCAAATTTCGTATTCAATAGCAGGTACTTTTTTATCGCCATTCAAATAAATATCTGATTCAGTCGCTTGTACTGCCAAAGTCCATTGGATAGGGTCTACACCGTCTACTGAATCTGTTTCTGATTCTTTTGTAGCTTCTGCTGTTGGTCTCAAATTTGGATAAACGACTACACGATAACCGTCAATAAATTCTCCTGTAACTTTATCACGTTTGCGCCCTTTAATAAGATACTGAACGCACTTCGTTTTCCAGTTACCAGTAGGAGACCAACCCAAGCCATTTGCTGTTCTTTGTTGACCTAAAATATCCTCTTTAAGTGCTTGGTCTGTTTGAATAAATACCATTTCTCCTTGAAGTAAGGTAGCACCTTTTTTCACTCCATGGTCTGGCACGTCATCAGCTGGATAGCTATTGGTTTCCGCTTGGTCTTCCATTTCGCCAACTGATACTAAACCAGTTACAATTTTATGGTTAGTGAACTCTGGTTTTCCGTTACTCCCCTTTGACATATCAGCTACGATTAGAGCTTCATTACCAAAGAAAATCTCGCGTGAGTTATAATCTAATTTCATTTTTTATTTTCCTTTTTGTTTTTTTATTTTTAATTACGCTATAATTCGAAAAAAAAGTAATTTCCTAATATAAACTTGGATATACACATCTTACATTTATTGACCCTGTTATTTTCATATCATAGCTATATCCGTTGAAAATTGTTAGCTCAATACCACTTGTAGACATATAAATGCTCTTTATTATGCCTCCGTTAGAGTAAAAGTTCCCATTTTGTGCAGTAATTAATATTTTTTGTGAAATGATTTCTACATTGTGCGGATTGTTTAATGCACCATCAAAATAATTTGGAAGAGGAATAATTATTTTTGTATCTTTATCATGAACGGCATTTGTTTCTGGGACGCTTATATAGATGTTATCAGGGTTTATCCCATTTAGTGTATTGGCGAAGCAGTTAAGACCAGAGGTATAATCTGTACCTGTCTTGTTGAACATTTTACCATCGACAAGATTATTTGTTATTGAAGAATTTTCTATAGACTTAGTGAAAATAGCTATCTCAGGAGCGTTTCTTCCTGATTGGTTATCCTCCGAGTTTTTTCTAAAGAAAGAATTTGTAGAAATATTAAATAGAGAACCATGTAAGTAAAGATGATTTGTTAAATTTCTTTCAAACTGATTACCTGAAATAGTCGTATTAGTAGCATTAGACGTATATATTCCATAAGTAGTGTTTCTATCAATAATGTTATTACTAATTAAATTATATACTGCTTTCGTTAAGGATATTCCTATTCCATTCCACTCTATTTTATTATTGACAATACTGTTATCATTGGAATAATCAAAATTTATGCCGACTTCATTATAATAAATAAAGTTATTAGTTATCTTTGAGTCCGTGGCATTCATTACTCCGTTAGTACAACCATTAATTTGACAATTCATAACATTTGAAACTTTTATCTTAGATAGTCCATTAATACAATTTTGGATTTTCACTCCCTCAATTGTACTAGAGTTTCCGACAAGTATTCCATTTGTTTTTCCACTACCTTCTATGGATAAATTCTTTACGGTAATAGCGGTGGGGAGAATACCATCTTCCCAAACATTATTTTTTATCACATAGTTGTCTGCAGAACCTATTCCATTAAGGAGCGTTATGTTTTGTGTGTTTTTCCCTCCCCAAGATTCTGCTTTACTAATTCCTTGTATGATTTGTCCTGATGAAAAACCTTTCAATTCTTTTACATTATACTTACCAGGAGGTATAAAAACTGAAAAACCAGTATCAATAGCTCTTTGAATTGACAAAGTGTCATCAGTTACCCCGTCTCCTTTAGCTCCAAACCATTTGACATTAAGTGGTAAACTATTTGCTTGTGCTTCGGCAATCTTTGCCATTGAATCTTGCAAAGCTTCTATATCAGACAAATTTGCTTCAGTTTGGGCATGTAAGTCATTTAACTCACTACGCATTACTTGTGGCATATTTTCCAATAATAATTTAGTGAAATCATCAATTTTATTATTTACTTCTTGAGCTAAATCTGTAACCGTAGAATTATCTGATATAAATGTAAGACTTTTGCTGACGATAACTTGCTCTTTATCTTCATTAAGAAGAATCAAGTTCGCTTCAATAACTCCAGCTTTTGTCATTTCGGTAGGAATTACCAAAACAAACTCTCCTTTAGTTAAGTTTTCGGGAGGAATCATAACAAAACCAGAATTACTGCTATTAGTGTATTGATATGTAAGTTTTAATGAATGACCAGTTAAATCAATTTCAGTTCCGTTATCAACTATTTTAATTAATAACGTTCTAGCATTGACATCGCCTTGCATTATTTGTATTGGCTGGGGAAAGTCTTTGTTGACTGTGTCCCACAAAATCGTTCTATTTCTAAAATTATCTAAACTCATTAAAAAATACCATTATTGTTAATTTCAATCAAATGTAATTAAGTCGCTTTCTCTTTTCTATAATTTCATTGAATTAGCATAATTAGCGCCTTTTTTCAATGTTGTTTTAACGTCTTCTATACCTTTTTTTTCAACCAAGAAATACATACCATGATAACCATTAGTATAATTAGCTCTAGTACCTGCATTAACTACTACTTTATCGCCTTTTTTAACTTGTTTTAAGTTTCTTGCCAATTGACCAGTATTTTGATATCTAGCATAAGTATAGGTGTGACCGTGGCTTCTGATTAGTCTAGTCCTTCGGGCTGCAGCATTTGCCTTAGCCTTAAACTCTGCTTCAAACCAATCGCCCATGCGTTCTGTTACTTTAGCTTGCATTTCTTTAGCTATGCTTGCTGTATTAAGTAAATTCATTGCCATGGTTGACCACCTGCACCACAAGGCAAATAAACACTTCCAGTATAATTGTACAAATGGCTGTTTTCTGACCAGTTCGTCATATTCCAACCGTCTCGTAAAACATCTCCGACTAGTCTGACAAGTTCATCGTCAACATCTTTAACAGACAAAACAACTTGATAATAGTAACCCATGACAAAGCTCGTATTATCCATTTTAAGCACCTTTGAGTCACTAAGTGACAAATATACCGTCTTGTCTACTATCGTGTCCTTAACGCCTAAAATAACGTCATTTAAAGGCATTGTAAGTAAATTGTTATACCAATCTATATAAGAATCAAATTCCATTGCTTACCTCGTCCCCAAATTGAACATAATGACCTTTTAATCTAGTATTTTGTCGTATAGCTAAACTTGCAGCGTGTCGTTCCACCCCTAATTCCCTACACAGTTCTGCGCCTGAATTAAATACTTTACCGTCATAAATTACTGATTTAGAGCGTGCTTTTGTGCCATTCTTTCTAAATTTATCGGAAATAGTTCCTCCAGTTTTTTCATTCATTCTACGACTGTTTTCAGAGCGTGTAACATATTCTAAATTAGAAATATCATTATTTAACTTGTTCATGTCTATATGGTCAACCGTTAAATCAGAATAACCTTTGAAAGTTTCCATAACAATTCTATGAAGAGGGACATTTTTGCCATTTATTTTAAGTTTTAAATAACCGTAGGCATTAAATGAGGGTTTTAAATATCTATGACTTTTAAAACTATAAACTCTACCGTCAGAAAATACTAAATAATCATTTTTATAAAATTTATAATCTTTCATATCCCGTTGCTCACGACCCCCTCTAAAATAATCTTATTATTCTTAGGGTTTCTTTCCCATGTTGTACGCTTGAAAGTGTCGCCTTTTTCGTCCAAGAAATAGTTGAAAATCAAGTCTTCCATTTCTCCGATTCCGTTAAGCTCATACCGTACATTTTTACCTAGTCCAATCATAGAAAACTCATCAAGTCTTAACTGACTAATTCTCTGTTTAACTGCTGGTAAAACGATAGGCTTTATAACATTAGCTTCTGCACCGTTCTTCTTCTTAACAGTCGTTTCAACTTGCAATGTTACTTGTGAAAATATCATTAAATACCTCCATAATACATTAACTCTTGCAAAGAAGCCAAACGTTTCATTTCAGCATTTCGCCATTGTTCTGCTGGTTCATCAACAATATTAAGCCGACAATAACAAGAGATAAATTCTTTCACTAATACACTTGTTTCGTCAGCTTTAATACCATTTTTTTCTAGCAATTTAATAGCTATTGAACGGAATAAGATAAGTTTACTATCATAAGCTGTTACTAAAATCGGAATACCACAATAGACTTTAATATAATCTATCATTTACTTCCTCCGTTTTATTCTTATGATACTGTAATTACTGCACCAGCGTTATAAGTTTCGACATGACCGCTTGTTAGTGTTTCAACCAAAATCATGTTGCTATTAGTTTTCCATTCAAATGCGTCAACTTTAGTAAGGTCTTGCATGTCGATGTGATATTTTTGGTCTACCAATACAGTAGGTTTGAGTGCCTTTGAACCTGTGTAGACAATGATTTCATCTACTCCAACTTCAGAAGCAATTTCAGTATCATCATTTTTAATACGAACGTGAGCATTTGCAGTCGCTTGGCGTAACTCATCTAACAAGGCTTTGCGGTCTTCCGCTTTAACGATCAAATAGCGACGTCCAGCAGTAGGCCGAACAAAGTCAACCGCTTCTTCAATAGCGTCAGCAAATGGAGTTTTGCCAGCTGATTTAGCTTTTGTAGTAATTTTTTTGATTTTTTTAGCGTCTGCTTCTTTTTCGATTGATTTAAAACCGTTTGTTCCGTCTCCCTCAACAAGCGCAAGGTCGACAATTTTGTTAACGATAGCTTGTGTAAGTTCAGCTACAATCAAGTTGTAAAGGTCAGAATATGACATTTGAAGTCGTTTAACACGTTCGGCAAGTGATTGCAATTTATAAACCATCACAGGTTCAAGAGTGTCAATAGTGAGTGTAGCTGCCTGCTCTGTTTTTTGTTGTCCGTCTTTGTGAACTTGTGCTTCATCAGCTGAATCAAATGAGCGTGATACAAGCAAAGCGCCAACATGTGTAACACGGAAGACTTGGAATACTGGGTTAGTATTTAACAAAGTTGTGTTGATTGACTCAACCAATTTGCGCGGAAGCTCAAAAGTTTTGTCTGTGATAGTTACACCATTTTCGGCAAGTTTTGCATTCCAAGCGTTTTTAATTTCTGATTTTCCAGAGTTCTTTTTCAATACATCGAAAAATTCTGTTACAGCGTTTTGTGATTCAATAAAGTTTGTCATTTTAGCTTTTCCTTTTGGTTTTTCTTCCTGTGCGTTAAGTTCGTTCTCAATTTTGATAATTTCAATTGAATTTTCTGAAAGTGTTTTTTCTAATTCTTGTACTTTAGGTAGGTCTTCGATTGCGTTTTTTACTTCAAAGCCACTAATTTGAGATTTTAAAGATACGTTATTTTCTTTAAGTTCTGCCAAGCGGTTCTGTTTTTCGATTAAATCAGGTTTATTCATATTTCTTTTTAATATCCTCAATTTCTTTCAAAGCGTTACGGCTTTCAATAATTTTGTTGCGTTCTTCTGTAAGTTCTTCGCCTAAGGCATTTTGAATAAATTTTGCGTTAGGGTCTGCTGGTACTGAAACAAGAGAAATCTCTTTAAACTGTGCTTTATTTACAACTAGAGCGTCATTATCATCAAAAGTATAATCTGTGATGTAATAGGCGATTGATAGTGAGTCAAAAGCTCCGTTTTCCACAGCCTTGTTAATGTTTGGCGCATCGTCGTAAAGCGTGAAGTCAGTCAGGTATTTATTAGTAGCTAAATCATAATAGACTTTTGCGTCCCCAATGACTTCACTAGATCCAGCACCATGTTCGTATAGCAATGGATATCGTTCTCTAGCAAACTCAATACAGTTAGGTGTCAAGATAATACCATTACGGTTCTCTACACCAACTTCTGACCCAATACCTTGGAACGACTTAGAACCGTCCTCGTTTTCAGTCACTTTAATTTCAGCACTATTGGTTATCAGTTTCATCTGTGTTAGTTTCATCTGTGCTTGTTACGTCCTTTCTACTGCCTTGTAGGTCACTTAGACTGTTAACAGCAACCGCATTAAGGTTAGTTAAGTAAATATCTCCACCCTCGATTGGTTGCTCGCCCATTTTAACAAGAAGTTGATTCACTGTAAAAATAGGAGCGTTAATATTTTCATGATACAAGTCAATTAATTCTTTCAAAGTTGCAAACTTGAATAGCTGGTTATCTACGATTATGCGTTCATAATATAAATTATCCTTATTTATTCGTCTGCGGCCTGTTGAAATCAGTTTATAAGTCAGTTCCTTTTCAAGTTGAATCAGTAAAGGAATGATAGTAGAGTTGTAAAAATAAATTTGTTGTTCTTGCGTAGCAGTACCAAGCAAAATATTTTCATTCATAAAGTAACCTGTCAAAAGTTCAGATTTAATAAGGTCAATTTCATCTTTATTTAAAACAGAATAATCTTTTTTAAGTTCTACAATTTCCGTCTTGTTATCAACTGGCGTCAAACCGTTGTAACTCGAACTCTCTTGCATATTCTTTATTGTTGTTAAGGCTTTTTCTCGATACTCCTGTGTATTATCAATGTCAAGAAAGGCATTAATTTTCAACAAGCCACGCAATTTACCTTGTTCCAGCTTAGTTTGAATACTAGCTAGAGCATTATCTAAAATACTTGTGTCTTCATTGATATAAAAAGGACTGAAAAGCCTTACTAATTCTTCAGGTTTATATTCTTTTCCATCATTAGTAAGCAGTAAGTCTGCTAGATCGCCCGTTTCACGGTCAAATATAGGGTACAAGTCAACATAGCGCGTGCATAGCAACTTTTTAATTACTTTCTGCCAAAACTCCATACTATTGTGTTCGCCCTTAGGGCTCCAATTGAGGACCTCATCTAAATCAGAACCTGCCCTACTAATCAAAGGATCAGAACCAGTCTTATCTTTTTTATATTTAACATGCTGAAATTCTACTTTTGCTATTTCATTAGCGATTTTATTGTGAATATTAGTCACAAAGGCACTTGTATATTCTACTGCTTCGTTTTGCCATGCTGTAACTCTTTGAGTATCATTGTTTAGTTTTCCACGTGAAAATGATACCACTTTTCCGAATAAGTTCAATTTTTCCCCTTTCTACCATAAACTCACGCCCTTCCCTCGTTTATACTCGCCTGTTTTCTTGTTATGGCAAGACTTACAAAGGAGTTGTAGGTTATCGGGGTTCAGCGCTATTTTCCAATCATCAAGGTTTTCCCAAGTTAGCTCTATAATATGGTCTACTTCGTATTTTTTAGCACCGAATGCACCACATCTTACGCAAGTCATTTTGTCGCGTTGTCTTACATAATCACGGACTGCCAGCCATTCTTTTTTATTGTACCAGCCACTCTCTCTTACTGTGTCAACGTTATACTTCATCTGACACCGCCATTTCTAAAGCCATTGTCAAAGCCACAGTAGGGTCGATTTTATCTTTTTCAAGTTTTTTAGTATACATGTAATCCCCACTTTGTCCGATTTTAACAGCAGTATTATTTAAAGCCCACTGCATGACTTTTTGATTATGGATAAGTTTATTTTCCACTAACTTGGTTTTTAATAGCTTGATATAGTCATTCATTGAGAAACCTTGTCGAATTGCTCTTTGGTTGTCTCCGTCTTTGTCAAAGAAATAACGCTCAATCAGTCCTTTTAAAATTTCATATCGTGCTGGGTCATATCCGATTTTTCTAAGTCTGCACCCTGTTTTGGTTCTAAAGTCATTAATATATGGTATTAAGTCATTAACATTAATGTATTCCGTATCAAGTAAAATTAGTTCCCCTCTGTCAACGAATTCAGTCCATAGCTCTTGTTGTTCTGTGTCTAGTTGCTCATATTGCGAACGTACAGAGAATGTAAGTGTGTGACTGTAAGTTTTGCCCTCTAACTCACAAACGAACGACACAGCGGTTAAATCGCCAATTAAGGATAGGTCAATTCCGACATAAGTTCTATTTTTATTAAATACAGATAAATTAAAGTCTGTTAGTTTAGTATCTTGCGGAGTGAAGTAGTAAGCTGTATCCTGCATAGGTAGGCCCATATTAAACGCTAAAAACTTATTCTGTAACGCTGGGTCTCCTTGAGCAAGTTCATACTCCTCAATAACTCCTGACCACTTAGGAACATTTCCAATAAGTGGTAATGCCATAGTCCAATTCTTCTTATCTTTAACCTGCTCATGATTTTCTAGCATGTAAAGCAATCCGAACGACCTATCATTGTAAAATTCTTCTTCTGATTTGAATCGTTCAACAAGTTTATCATATAAACCGTCTCGTTTAAGTCCGCCAGAAGTGATATAAATACTTTGCCAGTTGTCTTGTTTTTGACGTGAACCTTTATTGACTGATTCTGTTATATCTTCGCCATAGGTATGAACTTCATCAAATATATTGAGTGAACTGTTACCACCTTGCGCTCGCAAAGTATCATTTGTTTGCTTTTTGAAAGTGGTTTTAAAGGAAGTAAACTCTAGCCCTTGTTTTGTACTCTTGAAAATTTTGTTTTCGTTGTACACTCTCAATGTATCGCTTGCTTCCGTTTGATTCCGAACTTGGTCAAATACGTGTCTAGCCTGTGTGTTATCGTACGCAATAACTAAGCTCTCTCCGCCATATTGACCGCCTAAAATCATCCAGTTAAGCACGCGCGTTGCCATTAAACTTGACTTACCTGAACCACGACCTAGGTTAAGGAAAATTTCATTAATTAAATTTACTTGAATGCCTTTTTCATCAACCATATCATAACCAAGCATTAACTCGTACCACCAGCGCTGTGGCGGTAGTAGCTCGATTTTCATCAGGTTACCAGTAGTCAAATAGAAGTTGTCTTGTATCCACTCAATAGCTTGTGTAACACGGTCATAGCGATAAATATACTTGTTGTGAATACGTATTTGCTTCTGAATAGTCTTACGAATGTACTTATTAATAATAATGCCGTTTTCTTTGTTGTATTCTAACATTTTATTTAAATAATACATTTATTCAAACCCTTTCGGTGCTTCAATTTCTGGCGTTTTATACTTACTTAGTTTATAGTCGTCAAGTTCTTCGATTTTAGCTTTAAGGTCACTAGAGTTTGATTGTTCCTGTTGTATTCTCCGCCATTCAGTAGGGTTATAAAGTTCAGGATTTCCAGCCTTAGCAACCATCATCGCTACCAAGCTATCTTTGTCAAGTTCTTTTTCTTTAACCTTTACTTTTTCAACGTTTCCGTCAGCGTCATAGATTGTCTCTGTTTCCTTTAGCGTTCTGACTGTCAGTTTGCTCGCTAAGGCACTTTCGGCTAGTTCTAATAGATTTCCCCTAGCAATGCTTTTAGCTTCGTCATACGCCTTTATATTGTCATCTCGCCACTTTCTAAAAGTTTTAGCCGAACAATGCAAACTGGTGTAGATTTCTCTGTCATTGCAGCCTGATTCAATTTTATCAATGATTTGACTAAATAGCGGTTCTTCATACATCTTAGGTAAAATTGTGGGTCTTCCACCGTTTTGTGTTTGCATATTATCCTTTCTTTTAATGTGCTTATATCGTTTAAAGCCTATATTTTCGTCTCTAAGAGCAGCAATAACCTTTGCTTATAAGTTTACCCGCTTGGGTGACTCTGCTCTCACAAGCCAAAATATTAGTATATATCCCTATAATTAAAATTTAGCAAAGATTTAGCGAGATTTGGCGAAATTTTGCGAGATTTTGCGGGCTTTGGCGGCAAAAAGCGCCTTTTTGCGGCCCGCGGCGGGCCGCGGCCGGGAGTCCTTTGTGCTGAAAATTTCCCTTAACATAGCGATTAATGGGGGGGGTATATATAAAAAATATTTTTATTTTGTTTTCTTTTCACTATCACTTGGACTGGACTTGCACCAGTATTCCTTAGCTCAAGGCGCTACCTCTTACTATTATCTATATCAAGTGTTATTATATACCAGCTACGTTAAGTGTTCACTGACATATAATAAATAAAGGAGAATGAGATACAATGGACTCGAACCATTTGAAGTATCCAAGGCTATACTTATATCTCTAATTGCAAAGGGCTGTTAGTTGGCGACACTCATTTAACTAAGGCATTCCCGTCACCTTGCACCCTCTGCTTAGGCTGTCAACTCTATGACATTTAAGTACCGTCAATCAGCACACCACGTTTAATATTCCAGCTACTACTAAGAAGATAGATGTAAATACACTCAATGCAATAGCTAGATAGTCATGGCGATAGTACCACTCTTTAAAGTTGGTAACTGAACCTACACCATATAAAATGCCAAGAATAATCAAGGCAATATTAATTACAATCATTTATTCTCCTGACTTTCTACATAGAGTAAGATACAAAAGGCGTCTGCCATATCGTCATTAACCTTATCTTCTGGAACAATGTTATAGCTCTTAAGTATCTCAATACTTTGTTCTTTTCGCATTGCACTCTTACCTTTAATAAGATGATAACCGCACCATTTGGAATTAGGTATATCAACATAGCCAATGTTATGACGGTTACGCATAACTCCCAAGAATGAACCGTTAGCTCTAATCAATGAGATATTACCCTTAGACTTGAACGTGATGATAGGTTCTTCAATATAAATAAAGTAATCAAATAAGTTATAATGCTCAATGACTTCTGTTATACCGTCAGCAATTAGTTTTGCACGTTCCAAAGGGTCTTTGCTTTTACCACCTGCAATTGAACCGACTACATACTCATTTGTTAAAGGGTTACGAAATGCATAACCAGTATTAGAAGTGCTAAAGTCAATCGCTAAAGCCTTGCTCATAAATCAGAACTCAATTCAACATAAAGTTCTTTAGTAATTTCTCCAATATCAAATAAGTGCTTAACATAGTGTTCATATTCAATTGGAGTTAATACTTCTTTTTGTGCTAAAATATGTTCTTTATTCATTTCTTTGTTCTCCCTTAAAAATTAAAGCTGTATCAAGATTAATCAAACCACATTCCACAGCGTTAAGTAAGAACTCGTTAAAGTCAACTTCTGACAATGTTTCTTGCTTAAATAATAGCTGTTCTTCTGTCATTTGCTTTCCTCTCTCAACTTGATATATATATATTATAGCATATCCACTTTTCAGGTTTGGGTTATCCTCTGTTATGTAAACTATGCTTGACTTTGTAGGTATTTTGTGTTATACTCTTTATAGGAGGAAGATATGGCAAGAGATAAATATCTGATGTACTTACGACAACAGGAATACAAGAAACGTATTAAACTTAAAGTAGATAAAACAAGAGTTAGAATGAATAGAGAATACATGAATCAGCCAGAAGTAGACAAGGAAACATTAGAACTATGGAACAATCAGCCAGCAATACATTTTGATTTAGGAGGAAATAAATAAATTATATTAAAAAAATAATTGCCACCTTAGTGGCTTTTTGTTTTACGCTTAACCGCAATTTGACTAGAAGTGGCAGAATGTAAGTGCATTGAGTGTCCTGTTTGTAAAGTATGGTATCAGTAAGCGCAATGTCTTTCTTGTTTGTAAGATTTCTAAAGGAATTCCGGAGTGTTTGATAATCTTTTTATCTTGTACTGGAATTGTGAAATGTTTAAGAAAACAATAGAAAAGCCCATTGTATAGCTATTATTAATTTAGGAACATGTTTCTTCATTTTACTAAAATAAAAAACAAAATGCTTATAAACCGCGTGGTTGTCAATGAAACAAGACTAAAAAACTTTGTGAACCTTGTGAATGTTAAAAAATGGTATGGTATAATAGATAGGAGAACTAATGGAAGATAAAGAATTTTTGATTAAAAAAGTAGAAGTATTAGAATCAGCAATCAAACAAATAGCAGTAATTCAATACGAGCTAAGCAAAAAGCTAGGAGAATTAGAGGGAACAGAATAATTTACATAACATAGGATAACTCAAAGTGTAAAATACAATATGTTAAAATATAAGTATCTAATAGTTGACAAGTGAAAATGTCTATGCTATTATTATCTATGTAATTGAATAGTTAGTTGCTGAATGACTTGTAACTAATGTAAGTAGAGAATTCAATATTGAATAAAGTTGAACATATCGAAAGTCATTTATAATCTTACGCTTGAGGGTCAGGGATAGTTGCTTAAAACCTTGGCTCAATTGAAAATGTGATTACTTTACAAACAGCCTAGAGCGTAGCATGAAATAAAAGATTATGAGTTCCATGAGTGTCGGTGAACAGAAACACTCCGTGACGCGTAGAAGTCTGACAGAGTTATTTATGGAAAAGTTTTGAAATTAAGTTCCTTTTCTTTTAACTTGCTGGGATTATACGACACGATAAGGGCATAAGGGCTATCTAAAAAAGTAGCACGGAATAGAATTTAATGTTTGACAAAGGAGAAAATATGAAAAACTTTAACACAACTCAATCATTAGAAGAGGCGATCGAAACAGCTGATGAAATCGAACGTAAACTTAAAGAATGTGATTTAAAAAGCATGACAGACGAAGAAGCCTTGAAAGAAATTGCTGACTTAGCTAATGAAATTGATTTATCTTGGTTCAAGTAATATCTAAGATTTGATAAATATAAAAGAAAAAAATATATTTAAGGCTTGACTTTTCAAGTCTTTTTTGTTATTATATAATAAAGGAGAAAAAAATGACTAACATATTTAATAAAGTACAGACAGCCAAGCATTTAAAAGAGCGAGAAGACTTAATAAATTTAAAAGATGACTGGCTTATTGATACGTTAATGCCTAGCTCTCAAGCTGGAATACTTGTAGCACCGTTTAAGTCGTTTAAAAGCTCTCTAGCAATGCACATGGCTTTAATGGTGTCGCAAGGGTTACCTTTTTTTGGTTATGATACAAAGCGCAGTAAGACACTATACATAGACAATGAGGATACTGACAGGGAACTAAATAAACGTCTTAGAAATAAAGACACTGCACCAGAAGACTTGCATTTTTTGACTGGTGGCGAGTTTATGCTTGATGATTCGCACCACATGAATTTATTGTATGAGTACATCAAAGAAAATGATATCAAGTTCGTTATTTTAGACAACCTTATGACAATGCTAAGAAATGGCGATATTATCTACGGTAAAGACTTCGAGCCAATGCTTAGAAGAATTACACGGCTTAAATTGCTCTTTCAAGATGTAACTTTTCTACTAGTAGCTCATGCAAACAAGTCAGCTTATGCAAACTCAATGGACGATAAAGCCTATATGGTAAAGCCTAGCGATGCCTTAGGTGGTTCTACTCTTACAGCTTGGGCAGAGTTTATGCTAATGCTAAGCCCTAAACGTGGCAAGCATAACGACTTCTCTAAGTTATCAGTAAAAGCGCGTGGATATCAGTTTGATGATGATTTAAATTTTTCATACGTTGATTCAGTATTCACTTGCGTCAATAAATCAAAAAAAGAACCAGATAGCGAACTAATTGAAAAAGTCAAAAGGGAAACTCCAATAGAAACGACGAAAGAATCGGCACAGGCTTTCTTAGACTTAGCTAAAGAACAAGGAAAGGTAATAGAAAATGATTAATTACGAAAACAAGGCAATTAACTTACACGCTGAAGTGTACGGCTGGTTATATCTTGCATTAGAAGAAATGATAAAAGCTGAATGGAAAAATGATGAACTTTTCAAAGTATGGCTTGGACGTGCTGAATTTCTAGTCAGACAGTCAAAGAAATTGCATAACGCTTGTGAAAATGATTATTCTAAACGTGCATTAGTTAGAGCCTTGCAATTAAAATCAGAAATAAATAAAAAAATAACATCTAATGCTTGACAATAGTAAATAATTTTGCTATAATTATATATATAGAAATAAAGGAGAACTAACAAATGGTAGTTAAATTAACGCAAGAACAAGCTGATTATCTTAAAACCTTTGTCTGTAATGATAGAGCTTTCCATTATATCAGTCGGTATGGTTGGAACCATTATCTTAAAGACGGTAATGGAAAATGTTATGAAAAAGGCGAAAAAGAACCATTTACTCTTGATGAAAAAGGAAAAATGTTAGACGCTGTTATTAATGGTTATGAAGTTATTGTTCCTAAGTTTAAGTTTTATAACTTTTCTGATAAGACTAGGTTTGCACCTTTATATTATGCTGGAGAAGAAGAATTAACTAGTGATAAAGAATTTGCAAAAGAGGTTGAAGAAAATAGCGAAGAATATGTAGCTTTGAAACTTTTAGGCTTCATTAAGGAGGAAGTATGATAACATCTTTTGAATCACTAGCTGAAAGGCGATTAATAACTCTAAATTATCACAAAAAAGATAGTCAACAGTATATCAACAGTTTAAATTACTTTGAATATGCTCGAATGTACTTTGAGAAAAATGGCTTTCCAGAAGATAACAGACGAGTTTATCAAAGCGGTAAGCGAAAAGGCCAGAAAGTTGGCTGGACCGACAAAGAGGAAAAACAGCAAAAAGACGATATTAGAAAGTTTATACATGGAAAGCAACTACAAAAGTTTAAGGGCAGAAGAAAAAGCAAGTAAACATTATGCTAGAGGCGTCAGGAAGTTGTCTAAAGAGCTCGAAGAGATGAACGAAACAAAGTATAGGGCAGAACCTAACGAGTGCTTATATGGCTTAATAAATGACTTGTGGGACTACTGGGAAGACGGATATATTTTACCAATGCTTAAGTATAATATCGAAATTACAAGACAAGGGAACGTATTCATCGTAGAAAGAGGAGAAAATGAGTGAAGTTGAAACTTTTGTTGAAATTGAGGGCTTTGAAAATTATGAAGTATCTAATCTAGGCAAAGTTAGAAATATAAAAAGTGGAAGAATACTTAAACCTTATCTTAATCATAATGGATATTTAATGCTTTGCTTATATAAACATGATAAAAGGAAATGTCTGCTCCTGCACAGAATTATAGCAACTGCTTTTATAGACAACCATGGAGAAAAACCTTGTGTAAATCACATTGACGAAAATAAGTTAAATAACGATTTAAGTAATCTTGAATGGTGCACTGAAAGAGAAAATGTCATACATGGCACTAGGACAAAAAGGGCTGCTGAAAAATTATCAAGAAAAGTTATTCAATTAGACTTAAATGACAATGTATTAAATGAATTTGAATCAATGAGACAAGCAGAACGAGAAACAGGAATCTTAGTCGGAAATATAAGCAGTTGTTGCAACGGAAAAACAAAAAGTGCAGGAGGCTATAAATGGAGGAGAAAATGAGCGTATTTGAAACCTTAAGTGTCATCAACGTTAATGACAAAAAGAGTAAAAAGAATAATCTTGACTATCTGAGTTGGGCGTTCGCTTGGTCTGAGGTTAAGAAAGCATATCCTGAAGCTAACAGCAAAGTTTATGAAAATGAGCAAGGTTTAAACTACCACACAGACGGTCGTACAGCGTGGGTTAAGGTTGGTATGACTATTGAGGGCTTAGAACACATCGAGTATTTGCCTGTAATGGACTATCGCAACCAATCTATCCCACTTGAAAAACTGACTTCAATGGACGTGAATAAAGCAATTCAGCGTGGACTAGTTAAGGCAATCGCTCGTCATGGTTTAGGGCTATACATTTATGCAAATGAAGACCTTCCTGACTTGACAGAAGAGCAAAAACTGTTGGAAGCAGAAAAGCAAAGACTTAGAGAGATCCAACCACTTATTAAACGAGCTGAACAACTAGGATATAAAAATATCGATAGCTTGAAAGATAAGACTAAAAAAGAAATTACCGACATCATGAAGATTTGGTTAGCACAGCAAGAAGCAGAAAAAGGAGAATAATTAAATGACAATCATCACAACTACGGCGCAAGTAAACGAAAAAAATACACGTACAGTAAACACAGCAAAAGGCGACAAGAAAATTATTTCAGTACCTTTATTTGAAAAAGAAAAGGGATCTAACGTAAAAGTCGCATACGGTTCGGCTTTCTTGCCTGACTTCATTCAATTAGGCGACATCGTAACGATAAGTGGTCGCGTACAAGCTAAAGAATCAGGCGAATACGTAAATTACAACTTTGTTTTTCCCACAGTTGAAAAAGTATTTATCCATAATGATAATGTCAGTCAAACACAAGCTAAGCAAGATTTATTTGGAAAATCTGAACCGATTGAAGTTGATGAATCAGAACTTCCTTTCTAGAAAGTTGGTTATATGTACACAGCAGAAGAGATAGAGCAAATTATCGACATCGTGGATAAAATGAGCTTACTAAGACAAGACTTTGACGGAGCTTTCACTTGGATCAAGGAAAATGTATCAATTCCATTTGACTTTGACGAAGAACAGCAATTTATATCAGACTTGAAGCAGTTAGTTAAAATTAACGCTTTGAAGTTTGGTAAAATATATGAAGGAGTATTATGACAACGCTAAGAGAACTGCACAAAAAACTTAAAATCAAACAAACGCTTGACAACTACGTACGAAACACAAATAAAAAATATAAGCATAATCTTGTAGCTGATGAAATTCTTGGCGAGGGAATGGCTAAACTGATTGAGCTTAACACACAAGGTAAACTTGGACGACACGCGCAACAAATTGCTTACATCAACCATAACTTGAGCTTACAGCGACAAAAGGAGCAACTGGAACAAGCTAACGAACGACTTGCTAAACGTGCAGAGAAAGCCCAAAAATTGCTTGACACGGAACTTTTGAAAGATAGCTACATCGAAACGCTTGAAATGTTTAGTAAATTCAATTCAGCAAAACAATATACTATGTGGGACGACCTAGAAACTCCAACTAAAGTGATTGAGTTCATGGAAAAGAACGGAGTTAAACAAGGCAAATGGCTACGTCCTGAAGGAGTTGACGCTTGGTTCAAAGAACGCATTATTTGGTTCAAGAATAAATTGAAAGAAAAATAATTAACAATAAAAACTTTAGGCTTGACGGCTTAGAGTTTTTTTGATATAATGATTTCAATAAATGAAAGAGGTAATAACAATGGAATTAGTAGAATGCCGAACCTGTGGGGCTTCAAGTTTCACTAATGGTAAATGTGATTATTGTAGAAACCAATACGAAGTAGATGAAGACAAAATATTTTATGGTAATTCAACAGAAGATGATTCATCATTAGATGAGGATATAATCTTTCAAGAAACTCCTGCTGGTAAACTAATACTTAAAATCATGATCTATACTTTAGTTTCTATTGTTTGGTTTGCAGTAACTGTATTTATCCCACCGCTATTCATAATAACAATTATTTTATTAGTGGTTTATGTGAGTTTTCGCTTGACAATTAAAAAGAAATAGATTATAATAGCATATATGAGTAAAGGAGAAACACAAATGGATATTGTAAACAAAACGGTTGAAAAACTCCAAGAAGAACTAGAGAGTTGTATTCAAACATTGATTGAAGCGAGCGCAGCAGCAAATATCACTCAAGACATTGTTGTTGGAAACATTGTAGACAGAAAGCTTGTGGACCTAGCTAAAACCAATAAACTTGCAGTTGATTATATCGAAAAAGTGACTGGAAAGGATATTGATATTGTACTGGCCGAGAATGTAGCACTTGAAGCAATCGAGGTAGAGTAATGAACATTGAATCAATAATTGGTAAAGTTATTATAATAGCACTAGTCGGAATTGGACTATATACTTTTTTTGCATTAGTTGACCTGATTAAAACGAAAGGAAGTAAATAGATGAGTAAATACTTTAACGACAAAAGATATTGCCACTGCTTCGATATTCCAACGAGTAATGACTTAGGAGTTTGCAAAGATTGTAGAGGATATACAAACATCTGTTATAGTTGCGATCGCTGTTTACATTGCTGGTATACATCACAGGTTGAATTATTTACTGAATACGATGAACCTAAGTTACTAGCACTTATAGAAAAATGGAATAAATTTTACCAAACTAGAAAGACAAAAAACAGTTAATTCTTGACAAAGTGAAAGCAATTTGATAGAATGTAATTATGAAAGAGGTGTAAAGATGACAGCTGAAGAAATAGTACAAAACTATCAAGTGAAATTGTTAAAGATTATATTTAAAGAGATTGATAGCCTAATGAAGAAAAAAGAAAAGGCTGATATCAACGCACAAAAACTTGCTGAAAATGGGAATACAGTTAGAACATCAGCTTATTGGAAGTCAACAGGAAACGCAGAATTTTATATTAAAGAGATGTATGAAAAGTTGAGTGCCTTAGCTGAAATTGATAGACTATTCCATTGGTCAAGTCGTTTACATCAAGAACAATTACAATTTGTCAGTAAATACACTAAAGTAATGGAAAAATACAGACAATCAAACTAAGGAGAACAAAATGAAAGATACAGTAAAAACTTTAATGATAGCTGCAGGTGTCGGCTTTACACTTATCGCTATCACTTGGATAGGTATAATCGCAACGTTGCTTATTGCATGGCTTGGAGGTAACATCTAATGAATTTTAAAGAAAATAAACACTATGCAAATGAATACGGTGCAGAGCTTAATGAATACTTGAAGCATAATTTTAACTACGAAGAGCTTGCGGGTTGGTATACAATGCAGGTATTGAAGTATCTAGTAAGAGCTGGCAAGAAAGAGGGCGAAAGCTACGACAAAGACCATAACAAGGCTCTAGACTATGCCAAAGAACTGGCTAAGTTAAGTAACGAGAATGAGCTTACAGAGTACACTACTGAAGATATTATGGGCTTTACACAAGATATGGCCGATGATTTCAAAAACTGGAAAGGCGAATAAAATGACAGAAAAAATTATTATCTCTAAAGAGTTAAACGAATGGCTAGAAGAACATCAAACGTTAGATGCTGATGACACAATATATAGTAAACGTTTTGGCAGAGAAATTTTTGACAAATTGTATGAAGAAGTAGAAGTTAGCGATATAGATAAGTATAAAAATATTTTAGAAGTATTTAGATTAAGTGGGTATACTAAAGCAGTTCACTTATGGTTATTGTTGAACCGTGATAAATGGGAAGTAGAAGAAGATGAGTTATTTTATATCTGTATTCCAGAGCCTCATGATAGAAACGGCTATTTGGCAAAAGATATTGGATTGGAATTCTTCCTTGAAGTGCCTAACCAAAAACGTTATAAATGGACACAAGAAGAAATTGATAAACATGAAGTAGCTAAACATCTAGAATACTTCAAAAAGAAAGTAGAAGAATGAAAGTAAAAGAATTAATCAAAGAGCTAGAAAAGTTTGACGAAGAAATGGAAGTTAAACTAGTAAAAAGAGATAACATGGGAGATTTTTTAGCAAAATTACGATCAATTAAAGAAAACAAAGGTTTAATTGAATTAAATTAAACAGAACGAAAGTTTATGCTTGACGGTATGAACTTTTTTTGATACAATGGCATTATAGAAATTAAGGAGACGCAAATGGAAAAATACAATGTTAAGCTGATGAACAACAAAAAAGGATATTTGAATTCTTTTAAAAATGAGCTAGGGGAAAAGTTCATCTTCCTAGGGTTCAAAGAAGAAAGAAATAACTTCAAATCAGAGTTCACAAAAGAAGAAATAAAAGCGATTGATGAAAGATATTTGCATTTTATTGAAGAGATCTAAAGTTTATTCTTGACAGACATAAGATAATTTGATACTATTGTCTTATAGAAAGGTGGTTAAATAATGGCAATGCGAAAGGATAGGGAAATAGTAGCTTATAACCCTATTACAGAAGAAGAACTACACTTTAGCTGTAAAGCTCAATGTGCTAAGTATTTCGGACTTAAAGCTAATACAGTCGTCAAGTGGTTCGATATTGGTAGACCTATAATTGAACTGCTAAGAGAGCAAGATAATAAGCAGGTAGCAATTGAAAAGCAAGACAAGTTAAAAGGCTTTGAATTATTTACAATAAATGAATGGAGTGTTTTTGATAATTAATTACGAAGACATGAAAATAGAAAGTTTTGGTGAAAAAACAAATGAAATTATTTAATAGAAAACCTAAGGACAAAATTAAAGTAGCAACAGCATTTACATTAAAAGGATTAACAAAACAAGTAATTCAATTAGAACAAAAAGGGTTTATTAAACAAGGAGAAATCCAAAGTGCTATGTTTGACGGAACAATTGTGGGTTATAAGCAAGCAATGATTAAGAAAGCTAGTGAATAATATGTGTAAGAAACGCAAATACACAAAAATGGGCGCTTTATATTCAATAGCAAATGCACAGCATAATAAAAAGAAAGCTGGTAAGATACCAGTTAGAGCTTATTACTGCAAATGGTGCAATTTATATCACTTATCAAGCCAGCAAAGGCTAAACATCAAGACAGGAGTAATTGGATAATGAAAGATGAATTTACATACTATACAGTAACTTGGATATTGGAAAAAGAAATTAAATCACGTAAGTTTTATAATAAAAAAGAGGCTTTAAAATGGAACGAATTACTTCCAGAAGAACAAAGATATGAAGTTAAAAAGCATACAGAAATAATTGAGGTTATAGCATAATGACAAATGAAGAATTGTATGAAAGAATTACTAGCATGCTAAAAGAGCAAGGTGTCGGAATAAGTCAGTTTGAATCAAAAGTTAAAGATGAAACAGGTAAAAATCCTAACTTAAAAATGACTAAATCACGTTTGAGCTTACCGCATACCGTAGCATTCCCTTATCTTACTATGTTTTTCAATGATGATGAAATGCACGAACTTACCCTTAAAAAGATTGATAGCGTAGGAGATAACGGAGAAGCGTTTGACTTACTAGATGAGATATTGTCTAGTTTAGAACCAAGTAAAGAGTATCTATATAAGCAACGATTGAAGCGTAGAATGCAAAGAGAGGTAATGAGATAATATTACACAAGTACACACGGAAGATTAATAGTTCAAAATATCCACGGTCAACAGCTCGAAAGATTGCTAATGACTTGAACAAAAAAGACCCTTTTAATAATTATCTAGTCAGCTTTGAACTTGGTTCTAAACGGTATATTATTGAAAAATTTGAAATTAGAGGAATGAATAGATGAAACGTTTTTACGTAGAAGAAGATGACAATGGCAAAGAGATTAAACGAAAACTAACAACTTTTGCTAACGACGACTTAACACAGCTTTCAGATGATGAACTAGAAACATTATATTATGAATCATCGGCTCGATTTTTAGCTAAAGCAATGCACTTTATGAAGATTGAGAATGAACTGTTTTCAAGAAAGAATGTAATTGTAAGTGATGAAATTCTAATAAATACTGGCAATAATATTATTGAAGCCATTAATCAGGTAAGCAATTGAAACATAGAAAAGAGTATAGCATGAAAAAAGAAGCACAAGACGCACAATGGTTTATTTTAAAATTAATCGGTAGTCACTTAGAACAAATGGCTGTACATGAATTGAAAATTAATGATGTTAATTCTAAAACTTCAATAGACTTATGGAACTATTATAAGTTATGGAATGAAGAACTAGAACAATTATACAAACAAAATAGTTTGTATATTAAAAATGGCGAATATGATAAAGTTGAAACGCCAGAACGACAAGAACCGCCAAAATTTTAAGAAAAGAGCATGGCATGAAATATGAGATTTGGTATAACGCAATGGACGGAGATTATTATAAAACAAGCGACACGCTAGAAGAAGCAAATAATGATTTTGCGTTTGTATTAACAATGTATAGGCTTGTTCCTTTATTTGAAATGCGTTTAATTGAAATTGATTCACAGGGCGAATATAAAGTTATTAAGTCATTTAAAAATATGAAAGCAAATAATAAAGACATAGTTATGGCGAAAGCATATTATAATTCACGTACACGTAAAGGAGAATAATTATCTTTATTTTAACAGATGATACAATAAGAAGTATAGCGTTGATTCAATTCGCTCATAAAAGGGCAAATAACAACTTTAATGATATTGTGGCACAATTATATCAACAAGAGTTTAAAACGCAAGAGAAAGCAAAATATGAGCATATAAGGCAAGCTAAGGAGAGAGCACTTGAAGAAAATAAACGAAGAGTTGAAGCTGAAAATGAAAATGAGGGAGGTGTACCAAACACAGCAACTAGTGACACTATTGGAAGTGATTGGTCTAGTGTAAGCCCAGAAATAGCTGCGAGTTATATGTCAAGTAAGACAGGAGTAAGCGCTGGTAAATGGCTTGATGTTATTTATAAGGAGTCGAGTGGCAACCCTTATGTTACTAATCCGATTGGATGTTATGGACTTCTTCAAATTAACCAAAATTCACATGGAAATGTTTCTGGGATGACACCACAAGAATATTTGGACAAAGCAGTAAGTATATATCAAGGTTCAGGCGGTACAGCTTGGGTGACTTGGTAAAAAATAAATTAATTAAAAATAGAAAGTAGGTATATCATCTTTAAAATATGCTCAATTACAAAAGAAAAACAGCTATAAAGCTGTCTTTTTTTATTTTATGGTTTAGTTGCGTTTGGTCCAAATTCAGCGTCTAGTTCCACTTGTAACATGGTATCTTTAGGTAAATTAAGTTTACCCCATTTGTTTTGATAGTTTTCTAACATGCGTGTAGATCGTACATAGCGTACTGATACTCCATTAGATACATAGTAGCGTTTTGTGTCGGTGCAATAAATAAGATACATTTCAATTTCCTTTTCTTTTTGTTTGCTTTCAGTTTTCCCTGTAAGGCGTTTGTTTAGTTCTGCAATAAAATATGAGCGACAACTTTCTAAAGTGCCACCGTGGACTTCTACTGACCGTCTAGGGCAACTTGTGCTTGAAAGTTCTTGATGTAGCTTCACAGTATCACGATTAGGAGTTAGTCCCCACTGTTTCATGTACTTAGCTACGTCGTCCAGTACCGCTTGCTCATTCCTCAAGAACTGATTTAAGTCGCCTTCTGATTGGCATACTTCCCAGCTGGCATAGTTTGCATTACCGTATGAGTTAGCACAATGCCATGCCATATTAGAGAAGTCGGAAGCCTGTAAGCGTCCATCCGAAGCGATATAAACATGAGCAAAACCATTTTCAGGGTTGTGTGTAGGTAGCCAACTATTATAGAAACCAGTGTTAGCACCATTTGAACCAGCGTCATTGTGAATTACAACCCCAGTAGGATTATGCCCACGTACACCAGCATTAGTTATATTCATTCTTTTTTATCCTCCGTTTGTTCTTCTTCCGGCTCAGGAACACTTACACCATTCTTTTTCATAAGTTTAACCAAACCGTCAAACATAGGGCTAATTTTTGCGATTAAGTAAATAAATTGTCCTACGAAGTACAACAATCCTACGTCAATCACTGTTTTAGCGATGTCAGAAGTTGAGGGTGTTTGTGTAAAGTAAAAGACTGCATATAAAACCCATAGCGCGAAGACTACCGTCAAATCAATTGCAAGTCTACGTTTGAAGGGTGGGTTCATTTCTTCTCTATCTTTAATCCATGTAGCTAACAAAATCGCCAAAATCAAGATAGTTATTAAGATCATTTTTGTTACCATTATATTTTGCTTTCTATTTGTTTACAATAAAGGCGCTGATAAAGCGAAAGATATTGTTTTTCCGTTCATTGGAGTGTTATTTGGATTACCTACTGCGATACCACTTGGAGACATGTTAATTAAAGATAACGACAGGCGGCCAGGAGAATAAAATGAACCAGCAGTATCAAATTGAGGTAGATTTGTTCCAAAAGCAGGTGGGAAAGTGCCAACCGGAACAATGAAATTCGGTGCGACATTTGGCACAGGAATGCTATTTCCTATAACGTAAATTACACCATTAATAATTCTTGCCTTTAATGTACCTGTTGAACCTACTCCACTAGCCCTATTTAAATCAGTCCAAGGAACATCCTTTTTATTGACTAGGCTATTAATAATAACATCATCAAGTAAAGTATGTTCAGTTGGTTGCTTAGCACTTATAACTCCTGTTCCGTTAGTTGTTCTAATATCTATCACAACTTTAAGTACACCTGAATTATTATTTAAATCAACATTATTGCTATTGTCTGAAGTTTCAGCCGATAAAGTAACAGGGTGTGCTGTTTGAGTTAAGTCAATATTTGCATGGATATAATTGACTGCATTTCCTTTTAAAGCTACAGTTTCGTTTAATAGTTCAAAATATCTTCCACCAGCAACAATTGAAGTATTAGTATATTGTACATTAAGGGCTGTATTTAACGGACTTGTCCAGTCTCTTCGTCTAATTGTTCCATAGTCCATTCCTGTCAACATCATGTATAGCTTTCCGTCATTATTAGAACCGACTGGAAACTCTGTACCATTTGGACTAAAGAATGTAAAGTTTTTAATTGTCATTTTTAACCTTTCTTGAAATTATCTTCGCTTTATCTAAAACTGGGTTATCAGTAATTGAAAGCTCTAATAATCTAAATTTTCTACCGCCATACGGATAACCACCAATTGATACAAATTGACCAACTTCGTACAAGAGCGTAGTTTCGATTCTAAGCGAGTTTTTGCTATTATAATATACTTTACCAGATAAAAGTTCTAAGTGGTCTTTACGTAGCTCTCTGTACCCTGTGAAGCTATCTATTCTATATTTGTCTCCGTAAGTAGCTACATACTCATATAACATTTGGTTTATCTCCGCTTTCTACAAAGATAAGTCTATCATTGAACTCTGTTTTAACTCTGTCTGCTATATATCCTGAATATAGTTTACCCTCATACCATATATCTACTAAGTCATTAACATATAAAGGCAAAAGTTCGTTTTGGTTAAATATTAACCTTGTAACGATTGTAGAGGGAGAAATTTCAGCCTTAATAGTAGATAT